ATTTGGTTGGATTCCTGATAATGTAGCTACTCTTGATAGTGACAGTCCTGATGTAAAACGTCAGAAGAATGTCACTGAAGGTGCTGGTCTTGGTTTCTTTGTCGATACCATTGAAGGCATTGCTAAGACCATTAAAGGTATTACTGGTACTGTACGAGCTACGCAATGGATTCCTGAGTCTGAGAAAGCCAAGAACTGGTTTCAAAAGAACCTTGATCTTGAAGTAACAGATAACATTGAAGAAGCTGTAGCTCAATCCGCTGCACGTCGCTCAGATGCACTAGATGAACTTGGAGAATATAACTTCTCTAAGAATGCTAACCTAGATGAACCTATGCTTGGTGTTCATGACCTCTATGGTTATGAAGAATCAGGTATTCGTTCTGTAGATCCTCTTGGTGTTGTCGGTGCATCAGTTGATGTAGTCCGTATCAACAACAATGCTGATAGTGTTTATGGGCGCGTTGGAAGCGTCATCTCGGAGCCTGCACTTAAGTTTGGTCTAGAGATACCTAACGGTATGGAGACCATTGTTAGAGGGCTTGCTGAGCAGCTTAAAGATGCTGGTGAGTATGGATATAAGACCGCTTCTGGTCGTTATATCTCCCATAAAGAAATCATGGATGCTGGTGAATCACTGGCTATGGATTTCTATAGGATGGATACTTCTCAACTTCGTGATGCTGTTAAGAAGTGGCAAGGTATGGATGTTGATACTAACATTCCTGTACTCAAGAGTGAAGCTTATGCTGGTGTCTTTAAGACTATCAATAAGCTGATGAAGGATTATGTAGACATGGATGTGATGAAAGCACAAGCCTATGTCGGCACTTCCTTTGCTGGTCAGGTCTCTGACATGTCTCAAGGTGTCCGTCTTATGGATGGCACTGCTGCTGTTAACAGAGCACAAGAACAGATCCTTGATCGTCTTGAATTCTTGATGGCACAAAAAGGTATGACTTCGTATTCACGTGGTCGTGCTCTTAATATGCTTAACCTGTGGAACCGTCTTACTGCTAAAGGTAGCGAGGCTGCTGATGCTGGTTATGCTACTAAGATTCAGAATGCTATTAAGAATGAAGAGAACTCCACTCTTCAAGCTATTGAACGTATTAAAGCTGATGCCAAGCAAACCATTGATACTCTACGTGAAGTAAAGGATGAACGTCCTGAACTTCTTGCACCTCTTTTGATGGCGTATGAGTTTACTGATGGTAAGGTAGACACGATCTCTAAGCTTAATAACTACGTTCGTAACTCTCTTGGTGTCTTTAGTAAAGCAATCTTTGATGGTGAGCCTAACATCCCATCTGCTGTATTGAGAGGTTTCTGGTCTAACGTTTACAACTCTACACTGTCCGCTATTGGTACACCGATTAAAGCTGGTGTATCTAACATTGCACTACTTGCTGAGCGTCCTATTGCTCAAGCTGCAGGTGCTCTGATTAATGGCGATGCATCAGTAGCACGTAAAGGTTGGTACCAATATAGTGCTGCCTGGGATACCCTTAATAAAGGGTTTGGTTACATGAATCAAGTCTTCCGTCGTTCTGCTAGTGATCCCTATGTCATGGCATTACGTGAGGATATGGATGTAGCTGAAGATCAACAGGTAGAACTTCTCAAAGCATTTGCTGATGCTAAAGCTCAGAATGGTGAATACGGTCCTCAAGTAATGGTCTCCATTGTTGAGGAGATTAATGACCTTGCTAAGCATCCATGGCTTCGTTTTGGTCAACGTGGTATGCAAGCATTTGATGGCTTTACTCAAGCTGTTGTTGCTAACTGGGAAGCACGTGGTAGAGCGTGGGATGAGGTTACTAAATCAGGTAAGTTGTCTCTTAACGGTAAGCAAGCTGATGAGCTTTCTAAACGTCTCTATCGTGAGATGTTTGATGAAAACGATACCATCACTGACACTGCTGTTAGGGCTACATCTGGTGAGATCTCGATGGCTTTGGATAATCCAGCCAACGATGCTTTGTCTAACCTGATTCGTAGTGCTCCAGTTCTTAAACCATTCCTTTTGTTTACCAAGACTCCGCTTAACATGGCGCAGTACTTTGGTACTCATAACCCGATTGGTGCATTTATTGATACATTCAATGCATTTGATAAGCCATTCAATTCTATGAGTGGTCCTGAAGTAGAGCAACTGCTTGCTGCTCGTGGTATTAAGTATACACCTGAAACTATTCAAAGTGTATATGAGACCACACGAGCTGAACTAAAGGGTCGTAAGGCTATTGGTGCGTTGAGTGTGATGGGAGCTGTAGGTCTATTCATGAATGATAGTATCACTGGTGATGGACTCTACGACAAAGAGAAGCAACGTTTACGTCGTGATGCTAATTGGCAGAAGCGGTCTATTCGTGTACCTGGTGGTGGTTGGGTATCTTATGATGGTGTTCCTGGTGTTAGTGATTGGGTTGCACTGACTGTTAACATCATGGATAACTTTGATACTCTTAACTCTGCTGAGCTATCTGAGAACCTACGTGCTGCTGGTTTTGTCTTAAGTGCAACGATTGCAGATAAGTCTATGCTTGCTGCTCTAGAGCCTCTGAATGACGTTGTACGTGGTGATGTTGGTGCTATTAACCGTTGGACTTCATCGTTTGCTACCAGTGCTATGATGCCTGGTTCTAGCTTGATGGGAGAGTTTGGACGGTTGATTACTGCTAATAAAAAAGAACTTGAGAATAACTTCTTTGATCTTGTAGCTAACCGTAATCCTATCCTTAAGCAAGGTCTTCCTGATGCTTATGATTGGATTGATGGTGGTAAGGTTGGTGTACCTTCTAGCTTCTTTGCACGAGTTTGGAACACCTATCTTCCTTGGAAGGTAAGTGGTTCTATCTCTCCTGAGAAGCAGTTCCTGATTGATATTGAATACGAAGCCCGCCCTTCCCTTCGTACCAATGGTCGTGGAATTGAATACAGCAATGAAGAACGTTCTGAAGTAATGAATATCATGGGTCAGCAAGGGATGTTTAAGCAATCCATCCAACAGATCATGCAGACTCAAGAAGGTAAAGCATTCCGCAAGGAATTTAAGAAAGCACGAGAGATGGGTCTTACCCCTGATCTTCAGAGCTTTAAGGGTATTCAACTGATGCTTGATTCTGCTCTTCGTTCAGCTACTCGTTATGCTGAGTCTTATGTCTCTAGTAGAGATAAGATTCAAGATAAGTTGTACAAGAATCAAACAGTTGAGAACTTCCTTGAAGTTGGTGACGTGGAAGGAGCTGAAAAGTTTCTTAAATCAATGGAACAAAACTTTTCGTACTAATTAAACAATGGCTGTCACTGAAAACCTATACACAGGGAATGGCTCATCCACCAACTATTCCTTCACATTTCCATATCTTGAAACCACTGATATTAAAGTTAGTATCAATGGTACAATTACAACTGCATACACTCTAGCCAATCCTACCACTATTCAGTTTACGACAGCTCCAGCTAATGGTGCAGCAATCAGGATCTACCGTGTTACGGATGACTCTGCTCTTGCTGCTACCTTTTATTCTGGTGCTGCTATTCGTGCTACAGATCTGAATGAGAACTTCACTCAGAACCTGTATGTAACACAAGAGTCGAATAGAGAAGCTACTACAGCTATTACCACGGCTAACAGTGCAACTAGCACCGCTAATACAGCACTAAGTACGGCTAATGCAGCTACTGTAACAGCTAATGCTGCCTCTGCTTCTGCTGCATCTGCGGTTTCTACAGCTGCATCTGCGGTTTCTACAGCCAACTCAGCTGTGTCTACGGCTAATGCTGCTTCTGCTTCTGCAGCAAGTGCTGTTGCTACAGCCAATACGGCTAATACTAACGCTACAGCTGCACTTAACGCTGCTGCTGAAGCTCTTGCTTATGTGATTGTAGCTAACGTAGCTGCTATTCCTGCCTCACCAGTTAATGGTGATGCAATTCGTGTTACTGATTCAACAGGCATTGAAAGCTTCACTCCACTTAGTGGTAAGCCTGTTGGTTTTGTTGGAGAAGCTGGTCTGACTGTTGAGATTTACTATAGTAGTTCCGTATCTAGTTGGGTATGGGTGCGTTACTATGCAACAGATGCTGATGCTCGCTACCTCAAACTTACTGGTGGTACCCTTACTGGGCAACTAAAGGCTGATGATAGCACCAGTGTTGCAGCTCCTGTTTACTCCTTTGATGGTGACACTAATACTGGTATTGCTCATACAGGTGTAGATGAACTTGCACTTGTCACTAATGGTGTAGCACGGCTTACCTTTGATTCATCTGGTAATGCAAGTTTCACTAATCCAGTTACTATTCCTGCTGGGTCTACTGTTACTGACTACCTGACTAGTTCCTCTGCTGCGTCTACATATCTTACCCAGTCAAACGCAGCCAGCACCTACCAGACCCAAGCTGGTATGAGCAGCTATGTACCAACGTCTGCTATCGGCACAACGGTGCAGAGTTATGACGCAGATACGGCCAAGACCGACGTTGCACAGACCTTCACTGCAGCACAACGCGGCGCCTATGTGACGCTCACCGATGCCGCAACCATCGCCACGGACCTGAGCCTCGGCAACCAGTTCCAGGTGGTTCTCGGTGGGTCAAGAACTCTTGGTGCCCCGACGAATGTTGTTGCTGGTCAGAGCGGTGTGATCCGTGTGGTCCAGGACGGTTCGGGCGGCAGGACACTCGCCTACAACAGTGTCTTCAAATTCCCAGGGGGCACGGCACCGACGCTCACCACAACGGCCAACGCTGTGGATCTACTGGCCTACCACTGCGAGACAACGACTCGCATTGCGGTCCGCTTCATTGGTGACGTGAAATGAGCGCCTTGAACAACAGCCTCTTGTTGGGGCAGGAAGGTGGTGGTGGTTACGCCATCTCACGTTCACTCAGATTCAACAGTAGCGACAGTGCCTACTTGTCCAGAACGCCTGCATCAGCCGGCAATCGCAAGACGTGGACCTGGAGTGCGTGGATCAAACGCAACAAACTCGGAACGATTCAGCAGTTCTTAACTTGCTCAACAAGCGGATACAGCACTTGGTCAATTCTTGGGTTTAATGCTAATGATACATTGAGTGTCTGGTTTCAAGCAGGCAGTAATCCAAACTTACAGTCAACCGCTGTCTATCGAGATTGCTCCGCTTGGATGCACGTTTTGATTAACTGTGATACCACTCAAGCAACAGCAGCAAATAGAGGCGCTATTTATGTAAATGGAGTCAAAGTAACTACATTCAATTTTGAAACGTATCCAAGTCAAAACGCCGATACCGACTTTAATACTACATACGCACACGACATTGGAAGGCAGTCCACTGGTGCTTATTACTGTGATTTCATGCTTGCCGATGTGCATTGGATCGACGGCCAAGCGCTAGACCCCACCAGCTTCGGTGAGTTCTCCGCCACCACCGGCGTGTGGATGCCTAAGGCGTACACAGGAACATACGGTACAAATGGTTTCAAACTCAACTTCTCCGACAACAGCACCACCGCCGCATTGGGGACGGACACTAGTGGGAATGGGAATACGTGGACCGTCAACAACCTCAATGTTCTCTCTAGCTACACAGATACGTTCCTTTCTCGCTTGCCAAGCGGCGCAAGCTGGACAAACCCCACTTACGCCTTCGATGGCACAACCGCAAATTACGCTGACGGCACTGCCAGCAATGGGACGGTCAGCACAATTCGGTTTAACAAGCCCCTCACTGGGGTCACCTTGCTTGAATACTTTTACGACGGTACATCAACCTACGGTTACAACTCAACCGACGTAGGCACCGGTCCTAACCTTACTGGAGGATCGTGGGTCACCGTCTACAGCGGCACCGCAATTACTGTTAACAACGTTCGCTGCACCAGCCAGCCGGGCAATGGTGTTGTCCGCCTGTACGCCATCCGTGTGAATGGCACGATTCTGAACAACTGGACAGAAGCTGATCCGCCTGGCAACGACAGCCTCGTAGACGTTCCCACTAATGGCAGCGAGGTAGATACTGGGCTCGGTGGGCAGGTGAGGGGGAATTACTGCACGTTGAATCCTTTAGGTACTGCGGGCGCAACTCCATCTGACGGAAATCTTTCTATCTCATCTAGCTCTACTGTCGGGAACAGAATTTCAACCTTTTTGCTCACCAGTGGCAAATGGTACTGGGAGGCAAATGGAACTGGGTATGTCGGGGCAATCATCGGGCGGGACGGTGCTCAGTTTACGGGTTCTGTTTCTGCAACGGGATCGAGAAGCATTGGTTATTGGCCTGTTGATGGGGTCGCTTATTGGGACGGTGGCAGCTCTGGAACAGGAACTACATATACATCAACCGATATAATCGGCGTTGCTCTTGACATGGATGCTGGTAATGTCAAGTTCTACAAGAACAATACCCTTATACATAATTTGACATTTGGATCGGGAACTATACCAAACCTTTCAAGCGGTGTGTTTCCTGGTTACAACGTTGGCGCTTCTACAACGTCCGCTAGTTTCAACTTCGGCCAACGCCCCTTCGCCTACACCGCCCCCAGCGGCTTCAAGGCGCTCTGCACGGCAAACCTGCCCGCCCCAGTAGTCACGAAGCCTTCCACGGTGATGGATGTGAAGCTGTGGACGGGGAATGGCAGCACAAAAACAATTTCTGGTCTCAGTTTCTCGCCAGACTTTGTTTGGATCAAGGAGCGTGATACTGCTCGCAACCACGTTTTGTATGACACGATTCGCGGTGCGACGAAAGCATTACTTTCCAGCACGACCGACTCTGAGCAGACCTACTCAACAACGCTGACCGCTTTTAACTCAGACGGCTTTTCGCTTGATTCAGACGACAAAGTTAATGGCAACAATGGTACTTATGTGGGCTGGGCCTGGGACGCCGGCAGCTCCACCGTCACGAACACACAAGGCTCCATCTCTAGTCAGGTGAGGGCTAATGCAAGTGCGGGGTTCTCGATTGTTACTTATACCGGAAATGGGTCTTCTGCTCAGACCGTGGGTCACGGATTAGGCGTTGCACCGTCTCTTGTCATTGTGAAAAAACGGAGCGCAACTGATGGCTGGCTCACGTACTTCACTGGCTTTAGCTCCAACGAATACCTTTATCTCAATAGCACTGCTGCCAAAGCGAGCTATTCCGGAACCTGGGGATCCACGCCAACGTCCACCGTCTTCGGTGTTGGTGATGCAGTTGTTAATGCAAATGGTGCGACATTTGTGGCGTATTGCTGGAGCCCAGTAGCTGGGTACTCTAGTTTTGGAAGCTATACAGGCGCTTCAGCCCCAAACTTTATATACACCGGTTTCACCCCTGCGCTCGTAATTATGAAGCGGACCGACACTGGTGGCGAGGGCTGGCTGATGACAACATGGAAGACCCAAGGATATAACAGTTTTGGCGCCTACTTGGGGGCTCACTCCAGCAGTGCAGAAGCAACTACCACAAACTACATGGATATTGTCTCAAATGGATTTGTGCATAGGCACAATGCTGGGTGGAACAACACATCAGGCGGAACCTACATATACGCCGCCTTCGCAGAATCGTGTTTCGCCCTGAATAACCGCGCCCGCTAGTAGTGAACAAGACTAATCATGTTTATCCTTAACAATCAGCCCCTTTCACCAGATCGGGCATTTACAACTGAAGATGGAACTCAGTACCCAGCAAACTGGCTGAGATTATCCAGTCCTGAGGAGCGGGCAGCACTTGGTATTACCGAGACCGAAGATGAGCCTTGGTACGACCAACGGTTCTATTGGGGTGTAGGCAATCCAAAGGACCACGCTCAACTTGTCGAACAGTGGACCGTTCAAGTCAAAGCAACTGCTGGCTCCCTTCTTTCCCAGACTGACTGGTATATCACCCGTGCCTCTGAAACAGGCCTACAAGCCCCTCAGAGCGTGATTGACCGTCGCTCCTACATTCGCTACCTAAGTAACGAAAAGGAAGCCTTCTTGGCCGCTACAGAGACCACTGACGAGCTTGCTACTTATGTCACTGGTTCTGAGTTTAATAACTGGGAAGAATCCACACCTACTGCTGATGACACCATTGTTGTGGACGGTGTTACCAGCGGCACTGTAATTACTGGAGACACGATCTTCGGTGGTTCTGGTAACGACACCCTATCGCTGTAACTACAATGATCACTATTCTTGGTATTAAAGTGTCATATGAGACACTTGCTTTCTTCATCCTTTTTATTGCTTCTGAGTACCTTGGTGTAACTAAAAAGCGTAAAGCTAATAGTGTTACCCAAGCTATCTCTATGGCAGCCGCTTATTTTAGTAAGACACGTACTGAGGATGATACTGTTCGTCGTATTCGTCGTACCTTTAGAGGGAAATAGTAATGGTACTGCTGAAGGTAAGCCAATATTATCCTCAGACAGATAGTGCAACAGGTCACGGAGATCGGATGTGCTTTAGCTCAACATGCGCTATGGCTATCAAGTATCTTCGTCCTGATGCATTAAAGGGTAGTAATGCAGATGATGATTACTTGAGAACAGTCCTTAAATACGGTGATACTACACTCTCCACTAGTCAAATTAAAGCCTGTCAGCAGTATGGTGTTTTCGCTTCCTTCTATCAAAAGGGAACAAGACAGACACTCCTCAACGAACTAAAAGCTGGCTATCCGGTTGCTGTTGGCATCCTCCACAAAGGTCACGTCTCCAATCCCGTTGGTGGTGGCCACTGGATGCTCTTGATTGGGGACACTGGGGAACATGGTGTCTTCCATGATCCATACGGTGAGATGGATAACGTTAATGGCGGCTACGTCAAGGTTGGCTCTGGTGGGAAGAGTGTCAAATACACCTGGCGTAACTGGTTAAAGCGTTGGGAAGTTGAAGGTCCAGGGACTGGCTGGTTCATGACCTTCAGACCTACTCAGCAAACGAGACCTATAGCTACCGTTGAGAATACCTGGAAAGGAGTTAAGGCTGCTGCACAGATTGCTGGAGCTAAATATCCAGAGGTAGTTGCTGCTCAATGGGCTCTTGAAAGTGGCTATGGTAAACACACCTCTGGTAAGAACAACTACTTTGGATTAAAGGGTGAAGGTTCTGAGCGTGAAACCAAAGAATTCATCAACGGTAAATGGATCACCATTAATGCCGGTTTTATTGACTTCCCTGATCTCCAAACCTGTGTCTCCTATCTCGTAGATCGTTGGTATCGAGACTACAAAACCTATAAAGGCGTCAACCGAGCCACCTCTCGTGATGATTGCGCTCGTCTTCTTCAAAAAGAAGGCTACGCAACTGACCCAACTTATCCCGAGAAACTCATTCGATTGATGTCTGAAAATGATTGAAGCAATTATTACGGGAGTTGCATCCCTTGTTATTGGTGTTGGTGGTGGTGTAGCTTCTCTTACTAATAGAACTAACTCACGTATGGATCGTATTGATAAACGTATCGATGAGATTGAGTTACGTCTTGCTGAGAAGTATGTACCACGACAAGAACTGGCCAATGCTTTACAGAAGATGGAGGATCACATGATCCGTATTGAAAACAAACTAGATCAAATTGTCCTTAGAAATGGCTAACAAAAAGGCAACTGAGGACATGTTTAACGAGCTACATAACCTCGTTACTACTGAATTCCTCAAGCGAATCAAGAGTGGAGAAGCCTCTGCTCAAGAACTTAAAGCTGCTTGTGATTGGCTTGCTAAGAATGACATCAGTGGGGTTGCTTACGATGGTAACCCCCTTGATAAACTCGCTAATGTACTACCTAAGGTAGACCCTGAACTCGTACAGAAGAGGCTTTATGGCAAGTCGTACGTCTGACTACTACAAAAAGAATCCCAAGGCTCGTCAAAAACGACTGAAGCAACAAGCTCGTTACAACAGACAATCCCTGCAAATTGAGAAACGTGTTGAACTTAATCGTGAGAATCACAAACGTGGCACCTATGGTAATGGTGATGACATGGATGTATCGCACAAGAAAGATGGTTCAACATTCCTTGAAAAAGCCTCTACTAATCGAGCTAGAAACAGATCTCGGAAATGACACCGCTACTTCCGTCCCCTGATCACTACCTCCACAACCTAATAACGATGACAAGTCCCGAAGCAAAGCGTCTTTGGAGACGCGCTATTAAGGAACATTTTAATTGTCAGTGTGTCTACTGTGGAAATCACTATGAACTACATGAACTTACATTGGATCACGTTCGTCCTCGCTGTTTTGGTGGGGAAGACCTTACATCAAACCTTGTTCCCAGTTGTTGGAAATGTAATCAGGCTAAAGGAAGTAGAAATTGGTTGTCGTGGATGAGGGAAACCTTTGGGATTACCCATAGGGAAAGACTTATTTTACAACATATACAGTAATGGCTACACAAGAAGAAAGCCTATTTTTTAGAAACGTTGAGCAATGGTTAAAGGAAAATCCTAATAAATCGTTAGCTGATTGGAGAAAAGAAGTAGGTTATACTGGTCCTGCACTTAAAAAAAGAGGTAGAGTTGGTGAAATCCGTGTTTCTTATAAAGGCAAGAGTGCGGATGCTGCTGTAATTCGTACCGCCAACGAGATAATGCAGAGATCTGGTAAAGATGTATATGGAAAAGGAATTGTAACACCTAAAGGTTCCGGATTAGAGGAGCACCACAAACGAGTTATTTCGGTTTATCAACCATTTTTTGAGGGTTTAACCAATAAAGAAAAACGAGAACTAGCTGAATGGTTTGTTGATGAGGGTGCTCCTCTTGGTAATGTTGAACAAAATTTAACGGCTTTAACTAAAACTGAGCATAAAGCCATACATGATTGGATGAAAGATAATTACATCCAAGCTACTGGAAAACCGTTGCTTAGTTTTAAAGATGTACCTTTAAATGAACGTTTACCGGCAGCGGTAATGTTTCTTGAAAATGTACAACCTGCTGTAGATGAACAACTATCTTTAATTCAAAAAGGCGGTACTGTTAAATTTAAACCTTCAGGATTAGGTGCAGCACTTGGTGCATTACCTGTTGTTGGCTCTATCTTTGATGTAGGTGATGTACAAGCTGGTGTTCAAGGGTATACGAATGAGGAGCAGACACCAATGCAACAATTTGGTAGTGGTCTTCAAGCGTTATCTGGAGCTACTGGTCTTGCTGCTATGGTTCCTACACCAGCTTCTCCTATCCTTGGCGCTGCATCTGCAATTAGTGGAGCAGGAGCTGCTGCAGTACAATCTGGAGCAGTAGAAAAAGTTATGGAAGCTACACCTACTGTAGTTAAGAATATCCAACAGATTGAACGTCTTCTTAATCCTGTTGGTGCTTCGATTACTAATGAATTAAAGTTTATTGGTGGTCAAGTTAGGTTAGGTAGGATTCCGTACTTTAACTAATTACTCATTAGAGGCGTCTACAAGCCCCTACAAGGCGCCTCTTTACCCACTTAGGTATATTCTACCACATGAATGTTTTAGATGCCCTTAAAGGCGATTTTAAGATCTTTCTTCAAGCGTTATGGCAACAGTTAGATCTACCTTCACCTACCCGTGCTCAATACGCCATCGCAGACTACCTGCAACACGGTCCTAAACGACTACAGATTCAAGCATTTCGCGGTGTTGGTAAATCCTGGATTACTGGTGCTTTTGTTCTTTGGACACTATTTAACAACCCTGAAAAGAAGATCATGATCATCTCCGCTTCAAAGGAGCGTGCAGATAACATGTCCATCTTTCTTCAGAAGCTTATTATTGAGACACCATGGCTATCACATTTGAGACCAAAGAGTGATGATGCCCGGTGGTCTCGGATCTCCTTTGACGTTAATTGC